GTATCCCACGCCCGGCGCGGGATACCGATGCACCGTCGCCCGCGACTGCGTGATGTGCTGGGTGCCCCCGCCGGTGTCGAAGGAATACACAGCCTCCGTGCCGGGCTGGACGCTGCCGGACGACTGCCCGTACCGCACCGTGCCGTCCCACAGGTCCGGGCCGAGGGGCTCGATCGACAGGTTTTGTCGAGGCAGGCCCGCAAACGTCTCGTCGGACTCATCCTCCAGCGCGTCTCGCGCGGCGATGGCGTCGTCGGTGCCGAGGACGATGAACGCCAGCTCCGCCGAGGGATTCTGCCCCTTGGTGAGCCGCCGCGAATCGAACTTCTCACGCACCTCGATCGGCATCCATCACTCCACTCAGGTGAACGCAAGCCCACCCGTGCCCACCGCGTCCACAAGACGCTTGGTGTTCTTTGCCGTCTGTTCCGTCGCCCGCGCCGTCCTTTCCGCTGCGTCGCCCCCGCCCAGGCCCGCCACGCCCGCCGCATTGAACGTGCCGCGCACGCTGATCCCCTTGGCGAGCAGGTCGCCCAGCCCATCGATCTGGTCGTCGAAGCGGGAGAGCAGGTCTTCGGGCAGCCGCGAGGGTCCGCCCTCCGCTTCCGCCGCCTCGCGTTTGGCGCGGGCCTCGGCGAGCGCCTGTTCCAGCCGGCGCTTCGCCTCGTCGAGCGCAGCCTGCGACTCCGCGACGCCCGCTTCGGTGTTGGCCCTGAGCGCCGCCTGAGCGTCCTCGAAGCTCTGGCCGATCTCCGCGAGCGTCGCTTCGTGAATCGCGGCCGCCTGATCGCGCTCGCTGACACGGCGGCTCTCGCGCTCGGCGATGTCGCGCTGCGACCCCTGATCGATCTCCGCGAACCGCGCTTCAAGCTGCTGGTCAACCGCCTGCTTGGCGGCCTCAACGTCCAGCCCGGAGTCGAACACCCCCTGAATCTCCAGCATGCGCTTGGCGACCCATGATGAGGCCGACTCCCAGACCTTCTGGAAGCCGCTGGTGAACCGCGTCCAGGTCTTGCTGAGGAAAGAGGTTGTCTCAATCCATGAGACTTCGAGGGCGTGAAACACGATCTCCGCGGCCGCGAGCGCCCCGTACCACATGGAGTACGCCGTCGAAACGAAGAACTCCTTGGCCCCGAGCCACGCCTTGTTGAGCGCTGCAACGCCCTGCTGCCAGATGACTTTCAGACTGAGCCACAGAACTTGTGCCGCAAGGGCGATGTCACCTGCGGCGAGGGCGTCCGAAATGCCGCCCACGACCTTCCCCACCCAGTCCCGCAGGCGGGTGAACTGGGCCATGAGCCACGACAAGGCCTCCCCGCCCGCACCGCTGGTGACCAGCAGCGTCCCGCCCAGGCCAACCACGGCTGCGACCGCCAGCCCGATGGGGGAGAGCAGCGCGCCGATTGCCGCGCCAATGAGGCCAAAGACCGTGCCGACGCCGGAGATGACCCCTGCGAGGAGGCCCAGCGCCGCACCGATGCCGGAGATGGTGACGCCTAGCACGATGAGCGCGATGCCCGTGGCCGCAACCGCCGCCGCCATCTTCAGCGCCCACACCACGACCTCGCGGTTCCGCTTGATCCAGTCCGTGGCCGTGACGATGACGCGGGTGATCTGCTCGGCAAGGTCTTTGAGCGTGGGCGCGAGCGCCGCGCCGATGGTGAACACGCCTTGCCTGACCACACGCCAGAGGCTGTCGAGCGCGTCGTTGAGTTCCGCGGCGTCATGAGCGGTTTCGGTGCTGATCGTGAGGCCGAGCCGTCGGGCCTGCTCCTGTAGCGCCTCGATCCCGGCCGCCCCATCGGAGAGAAGCGGGATCAGCTTCGTGCCCGAGCGCCCAAAGATCTGCATCGCCAGCGCGACCCGCAGCGCCGGGTCCTCGATCCGGGCGATGCCGTCGGCCATCCGCTTGAACTGCTCGTCCGGGGACAGGCCCGCCAGGTCCGCAGCGGAGAGACCGAGCTTCGCCAGGGCCTGCTGCGCGGCCTCGGACCCGTCCGCCGCCTCGACGATGGCGCGCTGCATGTGCTTGATGCCGGTCTCCAGCGTCTCCAGATCGCCACCAGCAATCTCGGCCGCGAAGCCCAGTTCAGAGAGGGCCTCCACGCTCACGCCGGTCCGCTGGCTCATCTCCTCGAGGTCATCGCCGACCGTGGCGAACATCCGCGCGGCCCCGAGCAGAGAGGTCACCGCCGCCACGCCGATCCCGGCCATGCGGATGCCGACCGCTCGGAGCCCAGCGCCGAAGGCTTCGAGCTGCTTCTGGGCGCGGCGAAGCCCGGCGCTGAGCTTGTCGCTCACGCCGAGTTCGACGAACGCCCGTCCAGCCCGGATGCCCTTCGTGTCCGCCAAGAACGTCTCCTCTCAGCCGCCCTTCCTGATCGAGTTCCGCCACAGAAGCGGCAGCTTGGGCCGCTCCCTCTCTAGCGCCGGGGCCATGAACGGCCGCGCCGCGATCTTCACCTTCCGCGATGTCAGCTTCCCCCCGCGCCGCGAGAGCACGATGGTTTCCCCGCCGTACTCCAGCACGTTGGGGGCGGTGCTCTTCTTGAATCCCACGGGACCGACCACGACGGAGTCGGCGGTCTTGTCGTACCCGAAGAGGATCAACCGCCGCAGGCTGCCCTCGTGCGAGTGCGGCGGTGATCCCGCAGGTGCGGACTTCTTCCGCTTGCGAATGCTGGTCTTCGCCGCCGTGCGGATAAACGCGCCGGCCTTGGAGAGCACCTTCCGCTTGGCCCCATCCACCGCGCGAATGACCGTGGCGCGGTCGAAGAACATGTCTTTGATCCGCATGGTGATCACGGGATAGCTTCCTTGACGAAGGGTGGGATGCGTCGATCAATAAACACGTCCTTCAGCACGGACACGTCCACCTTGAGGGGGCGGGCGTGCTTTGCAAACGGGTCGAAGTCACTGGCCTTGAGCAAACGGGAGCGCTTGGGATCGCGGTTCGTGTTGGCGATGACCGCCATGATGCTGCTCGCAATGTTCCAGTCGTGGCGCTGCCTGCCGTCGAGCATCGCCACGATCTCGCGCAGGGTCAGGGGGCCGGGGTCGGTGCCGAGGATTCCGGCACACTGCCAGATGAGCCGCCAGCAGTCTGAAGCAGCCGGTCGGCGAGGCGATCCAACTCCCCGCTGTTCAACTTCTTCTCCACGAGGTCGCGAGCCCGTTCCATCACCTTGTTCGTGGCCTGGAGTACCCGCCCGAGGTTGGCCCGGTCCCTCGGGCTCGGGCAAAAACCCACGAGCTCCTCCAGCACCGCCGTGGTCGCGGCTTCGACGGCGTCGCCCGCCATCGCCTTGCCGAACTCCTCGTCAGAGACCGGGGGGGTGCGGGTGTCGGCCTCGGGCTTGCAGATCGCGTAGACCACATCGCACAGGAGGATGGGATCGCGGATCAGCTTTTCGATGAGCGTCCCCTCGATGACCTGCATCAGGTCCGTGCCGGTGAGCCCGCGCACACGCTTGAGCGCTGCGACGTTGATCTCGACCGACCACTGCCTGCCCGCGTTGTCCTTGAATGACCGCATTCGTGCCTCCGCTTAGCCGCCGATCCATGATGGAGCCGTGACCGAGTATGTGACCTTCGCTGTGATGGAGACCGTGATGGCCTCCTCCAGCGCCTCGCTGCGAGAGAAGTTGATGATCGAGAAGTCCGCCTGAAGGCCCTGCCCGGCGGTCGCATCGAGAATCTGGAAGCCGATGGGGTCGTTGCCGAAGAAGGCGTTCTTGATCGCGGTGAACCCCACGTCGGCCGTGTCCCAGACCATCTCGAACTCGACGCTCGCTTCCTTGAGCGTGGCGACGGTGGCTCGCCAGCCCGCGTTCGCGCGGGTCGTCACGTCCGCCTCGCCCGCCTCCAGGTTGAGGGTCACATCGCGCGTGTTGCCCAGCGCCGTCCCCGCCCCGCCTCCGCCCTGCCCGCCGACCTTGTAGAGCAGCTTGGCTTCCATGCCGAGTTTGATGGCCATCGTTAAACTCCTTGATCACGCGGCGCTGTGGCCGACTACGAATACTGCCTCGCCCGCCTTGCTCCGCACCAACAGGTCCGCGAGGTTGACCCGCTCGAACCGGTATTGCACGCCCGGGGGCAGCAGCACGTCGTTTCCCTTCCCGTCCGAGAGCGTCGCGTCCTGCGTGTTCGCGTGCGACGCGGTGAGCGTGAACGTGGCCACGAACTTCACCGTTGAAAGCGGCTTGTCGGCGCTGTCGAGATCGATCCTGGCGATGACCACGTTCCGCACATTCACCTCCGCACCCGATAGGTGGTGCTCAGGACGCTCGTGAACACCCGGTGCTGCTCCAGCGAGTCGCCCGACACCACCGGCTCATGCGCGATACTGACCCACGCGGCGTCGGGAGCATCGGGCAGGCGCTTCAGCCGCAGGTGGTCCGTGAGCTCCTCGACCAGATCGAGTAGCGCGTCGATCCCGGCCTGCTCGTTCTCGGCAGGCAGTTTCTTCTGCACGCCGACATCCACGACGCACTCGAACGCGCTGCTGTCGCGGCTCGCCGCCGAGATGCCGACCGTGCGCGGGACCACGGAGACTCGCAGGTCTTTCAGGTCCTCCAGCGAGAACGCGGGCTGGAACATCCGCACGGCGCTGACGGGCTGGCTGAAGGTGCCGGCGTTGATGTGGCCCACGACCGCGTCCGCGATGGCGACGATGGTGCTCAAGCAACACCTCCACCCTTCGCCGATCGAGCGGGGTTGTTCATCGCACCGGGATGTGCACGCGTCGATGCCATCAGGTTTCCGTGTCGATGTGCTTGGTGTGAATCCGAAGGGATTTGCGATAGGGATCGCTGAACCGGAAGGGAGGCTGCCCGCCCGGCGCGTTGACCTCGTACACGAACACGGTGCCCCCCACGCCGTCCACCGTCTCACGAACCTGATCCCCGGCCCGCGGGAGGACGGGGCCGGAGCCGAACTCGAGGTCCGCTGCTCGAATCAGGAAGTCCCGCGACTCCGTGCGATGGATCAGTCCCGAGTCATCCGCCTGCTCGAACTCGGTCTTGCCGATGGTTGCTTGAACTTCCTTGGAGTCCGTGCCACGCTGATAGACCACCGCGCGGCTCATGTGCCGGTGCCGCTGGTCCTCAAGGAAGGCCGCGCCTTGTTCGAGCAGATCGCCCACAGTTGCCCCCTTACTGCTGGAGGCGGACGCGGACAATGGCGTCCGCATCCACCGTGGTCTTGACCGCCTTGCCGATGAGCTTGTTCACTCCCGCCGCCGCGTTCTTCGTGGCGACCTGGTTCGTCGCGTCCCAGTACGTCAGGGTGCCAATGGGGATGGCGCTGCTCGCCCCCAGTGCCTTCGGGAACTCGAAGACGCCGGTGACCGCCAGCGAGCCGAGTTGGCCCGCCTTGAGGTCCACGCGGGTGACGCCGACCATGTCGCTTTGCACCACGACCGTCCCCGCGGGCGTGTCCGCGACCGGGGTGTAATCGAGTGCCGCACCTTCCTGAATGAACTTCGCTGGCATACTTGAATCTCCTGAAGAACCGCCCGGCTCGACCTCGCCATCGCCGCCGATCGGAACTGAATCGCCCATCAAACCTCGCCTTTGCTCTTGATCGCCGCCCGGAAGTCCTGCATGGCGACGCCGAAGTCGAAATAGCCGCGCCACTGCATGCCGAGCGTGTTGAAGTCGGTGTCCCCGCTCTCGATGGTCGGGGTGCGCTTGCCGCGCAGGTACGCGATCTCGATCGCCGCCACGTCCGCCGGGTTGGCGAAGAGATACCACGCCTTGGCGCTGGACCCGGTGAAGCCCTGCGAGTTGAGGTACGGCGTGGCGACGGGCTTCCACTTGCCCGCGTGCGGGTTGGCGGCGGGCTTGCCCTTGTCGGTCGTCGTGGTCTCGTTGAGCCGCGTCTCGGTCATCAGCACCTGGGCCGTGACCTTGAGGGCCGACGGCACCAGCAAGACGGTGGGCGACAGCAGGATGGGTTTGCCGTCCGTGTCCGACTGATCAAGGAAGAGCTGCTCGCCC